GTTGGTTATCCTTTTGACTATAAAGATCCTAAGGGAAAATCTTCTTCGATTTTTTATGAAGTTGGTAATCCTATGGGTTTCTATACATCATGGGGAATATCAACTATGTGTCATCACCTTGTTCTTTATGTTTGTTGTAGGAATCTTCACATGAATTTTCTCTCAGCAAAATATAAATTACTAGGTGATGATATTGTTATTTTCGACGATGATTTAGCTTTTTGAATACCAAAGACTAATTAATCTTTTAGGAGTTGAAATCAATTTTAGTAAATCTTTTATTTCTAAGAAATACTTTGAATTTGCTAAAAGAGTTTTCACTTCTTCTGGAGAAATTAGCCCTTTTCCTCTTGGTAGTGTAAACGATTCTATTAAAAGTATTACTTGTTTAATAGAAATGTTAACTTCTGCAAGGAGAAAAGGTTTTGATATTCGGGACTTAAACCAAGCTGCTTTCTCTTTTAATAAACTCTTCTTTCGTGGTAATAAGAAATTCTTACTTCGGATGAAAGGGGATATTAAAAGAGCTATTTTCGTAAATAAGATTTTTCATCGGCTTATCACGCCAAGAGATTTAATTAATAATATCATTGATACTATTAATGAAAGATCTAAACGAGTTGCCATTGAAAACTTAGGTTGTAATCATGACCAAATGTCTTTCGATATTTTCTCAGGGATTATTTCCATCGTATTTAGTGAAAACAGTTCTAATCTTATGAACGTTCCAGAAGATATGATTTATAACCTTATCTTGGATTGTTCATCCTTTGATATGGAAGGATCTGTAGCTTATGCTCATCCTTATGTTTCATTGACTGGTATATTACATGAAAATGAATATATCAATCAAATGAAGGATGCTTTGTATTATGATACTTCTTTAAAAGGTTTTTGACCAATTAAGAAGATATTATTTACTCAGACAGATCTTTCCAACCTTTTCCTTGGAATAGGTAGAACGAAAGTTCATACAAAGGTTTCTTCGGTATTAGTTAGGCAGTTGTTTAAGGAGTTACCTCATTTGTATTAATTTCAAATTTGGTCCTTAAACTGTACTATTAGATTTATGATTGTATTTAAAAAACGATACATGACACAAATCGAGTACACTACCTCTAATATGAAGCTTGAT